ACCCAAACTGTCGTGCCGGAATAGACGTATTCCATTGCGACACGTTGGTCTGTGAACTGAACGTCGCATTAGTGCTCATGGCCCCATCATTCGGGTTGATCTTCACATATGGCGATTCAGTCCCTGAAAGGTTCGTGACGTTCATCCACGGGAAGAAAATCTGCTGCTGGTACGGGCGCAGACAGAACGGAGCAGTTCCCAGGGATGCGGTATTGCTTTTGCTCGTGCCATAGATGCCCAAGCATACCTGGTCAGCACTATCGATATACCAGATAAGGCTCATTCCGTTAGAAAGACTGGTTACCTGCGGTGTAAACGGCCAAGCCACTTTGCCGTTCATGAGCCACATATACAGCAACCGCACAGCCATGTTGGTGCCCACGGTGGACGGGTGAATCTGATCGGACTGGAACCAATAGGACGTTGAGTTATTCCACAGCCACAGATAGCTATTCGGGCAGAACGGGACGCCCGTATCTGCGCATCCCCGTGCAATGCCATGCCAGATCGTGTTTGGGTATGCCCGTGGTGCCCAGTTATACACCACGGCCATTTTTGCGTTCGGGAAGAGCGCTTTTGCGGCATTCAGGGTATTAGCAACGGCCAGGCTCTCCGGGCTGGATTCCTGGTCGCCATCATTAATCCCCCCCTCAATCAGCACAAACGTCACATTATTCTTGAAACTTTGCACCGCTTTATACACCTGTCCGCCAGAACTGACCATATCCAGGAACGACCCATTCGCCCCGGCAGTCTGAAACCCACCCCCACCGGACGGGTAATTATAATGTGTTCTGCACCCCGGCAGAATAGACGCAAGCTGGTCGCCCCACGACGGATTCTGATTCAGATAACTGTCCCCGATAAACACGCAGGTATCAAAATTATACACATTCAGGCTATTGATATTCGCCTCAATGTTCGTCACCCGATTTTCCAGAGGGGTAAGCTGTTCAGAAATAGTCTGATCTACGTTGTCAATGCTGGTTTGCAGCGCCGCAAGCCGGGCACCGATATATGTCCGCTCGCAGTTGGAGCCAACCACAATTTGCGCGCCCTGGCCGATAAGTTTTGTCGCGCGGTAGAAATTCCCATCATTGCCGATGAAATAAAACCCGCTCAAGATCAATTGCGTGCTCTTTCCGCCAATAGTCTGAATGGGATAACTGGTAACAATGTTCCGTACATACTCTTGCCACTCACCCGGCAGCCCCGCAATCTCATTTTCCACCTGCTGAATAGCCTGCTGCCGCGCCTGCGTCTCCGCACTAAGCGCAGTAGCCGTTTCGGTATCGTGAACGTTATAAGCGGTGCCATCGATTTTGATTTTATCAAAATTCGGCATTAAAGATCACCTCCTTATACGGTCGGCTCATGATCGGACGTGGTAAACTTGATAGTCTCGGTGCCGGACTCGTAGCTGATTTCCAGCCGGGACAGGTTAAGAATTTCCTCCACCTGCGACTGCGCCTGTTCGGCTGCCGTCTGCGCGGTTTCGGCCGCGCTCTGTGCGGCCTGTGCTGCGCTCTGTGCCTGGCCTGCAGTTGTGGCCGCCTCCGTTGCTTTCTGCGAAGCCTGCGTAGCAGACTGCTGCGCAGCCTCTGCAGCCGAACGCGCGGTCGAGTCCTTAATGTTGATATTCTGGTTGTCAATGTTGAAAACAGATACATCAGGCATTGTAAAGTACCTCCTTGTTATCGTGCGGCCTTAATAGTAATTTTCTGTTCGGGTTCGGAATAAGTGTGGGTATCGCCAGCCGCTTCCACCACCGGCGACGCCGGGCCCGTACGCTGCCAGCCCAGTTCAATGGACGTGTCAGAGGCATTGTACACCGCATAGGCGGTGTTATACACCTCGTTAATCAGGTCTACCACCGTGACCTGGTAACAGTTCGTCCCCGGCACAATGATCGTCCCAGCCGGGATAACCTGCGGCGCATAGACAAGGGTATCGGATGCCCAGAACACCGACTTGGCCGGGATTTCAGCGGACGTCGGCTGCCCGATTTCCGTTTCGGTTGTCGCAATGGACGTTTTGAGGAAGGAAATAAAATTCTCAAGTGAGAAGATCGGCGTCCAGTAGTCGGTGTCCGTGATTTGCACCCCGGATGGAACCGGCTGCACCGACAGATACGCGGTGCCGTCGTAGGGGTCTACGACGACCGTGTTCGTCGCGTACTGCCGGGTAATGTCCCACTGGAAGGGGTCGGCGTACTTCACGGTGTTCAACGCCACGAACTGTTGAAGCTGCGTCTGCATCTCGCGGAACGCCGAAAGAATCCAGTCCAGGTTCAGATCATGGAAATTTGCGTATGGGTAAAGATGCTGAAAGGGGCCAAAAGCCATTGAAAGTCACCTCCGTTAATACACCAAAAGGCAGAAGTTACTGCGAATGTCACTTATAATATATTCCATAACATCACTTCTGGCAAGTTCCAATTCACGGGCAATCAGATCGGGCACCGGCTGCCGTCTCCCGATTGTCTCATGCTTTTCGTTGCCCGTCTCGGTGGCCTGCCGGTGCTCGCTGCCGGATTCGGTGCGCTCGGTTGTCTCGGTGCCGCTGGAATGGATGGAATTCCCAGTTCCCAGCTCGGTTGTGGTCTGCTCGCTGGTCTCAAGGTTTTCGGAATTGAATCCGGCCCTCCGGATAGTGGAAGTGTCAGACCCGTTATTTTCGCCAACGGTTGTCAGATCAGGCGTCCGGGTCTCGCTGTACTCAAGGTCTGGCGTCCTGGTCTCCTCCCGCTGCAGATCAGGTGTGCGGGTAATGGTAAGATCAGTGTCCGCGTCCATGCGATAATCCAGGCCATACGCATCTGCGACGCGCTGCCATTGCGGCAACCGCTTCCGGGAAAACCACCCAAGAACAACCTTAATAATGCCCGGGTCTGGCTGCACAACCTCCAGTTCCGCCGTTTCCACCATCAAGTTATTGAGCAGGGTTTCCCGGTCAATGCCCGACGGAATCTGTACTTCGTCGAAAATCGTTGGGTCGTAGGAATAGAGCCCCATGAAAGAGACACTAGCTTGCACTGCGCATCACCTCCAAACGCGGCCTGCCTGCCGGTGTTGCGTCGGTGGCCTCCTGCATCGTTTCCGGCGGGGTGCGCCAGTCCACCCACAACTGCGACTTGTCAAGCCCGAACATCTTGTGCACCTTCTCACAACCCCGCTGCATATAATCCAGCCATAACCCTGCCTTGGCGACAGTCTCGACAGAATTCGAGTTGATTTCCTGGGACGTCATCCGTTCCTTCTTATCGCTGTTCGTGTTCGGGATACCGATTTCCGTGTCGAACATCTCTTTCACTCGTCGCCAACTGCTGATAAGATCGGGCACGATAAAGGATTGCTTGAGATCCCCTGCAAAAGACTGCCAGCTACTGCCCTTGGTTTTGTCCAGGCTGTTTGCCAGTTCCTTGTCCACGAACACAGCCGGGTCGCCCTGGAGTATTTTGTCGAACATCTTCTTGAATGCCTCGGCGCCCGCCTTGTTGGATGCGGCGAACACATACGAAAGCCGGCTGTTAATGAGATTCGCCTGCATTGTCTGACAGGTCAGCGCGAGAAGATCACCGTAAAACGCGCACACATCCGCAATCCCGGTATAATCGGGTTTCATCTGAATGAGTTCACAATTCCGGCCAATTTGCAGCGTTTCAGATCTGGGAATACACGGGTTCGCAACCGTAACGTGCGTGGGCTGGTAGAATACATTGAATCCATACGGCGCTGCATAGTCATAGACAAGCCCAAACCGCGGTGTCTCGAAAACCGTGACGCACCCCTTCCCAAAGATCAGATACTGCAACCGGTTATCCGGCCACGTCTCCGGCACCGTCCACTTGAACACGCTGATAGCCTCCAGGAACAGGTATTTCCTGAAATAGTATGACAGCGCATTGCCGCCGGTTCGCATGACGTTTGGTGTAACCGGGCTGGTAAGGGTGTTAATCTCAGTATAGCTGTATGGTGCAGCCATCACCCAAGCCCTCCTTTCTGGGCCATTTTAAAGAGCAGCCACACCGGGATTTTGTCCCACGTCGGGCCAGGCCCAGGGCCAGGCCCCGGCCCAGGCCCCGGCCCAGGCCCGGGGCCGGGTTCCTCTGCGTCCCACGATACATCATATGTACCGCGCCCGTTTGGGATTCCCAGAATCTTGGAAGGGTCGTCGCGGTATCGCGTGGACTGGCCGCCATTCCAGTATTCCCAGTGCGTATGAACACCGGTCGCATTGCCCGTTTCACCCTGCTGGCCCAGATACCCGCCCTTGGCGATTTCCTCGCCGACGTGGTGTGTCTGCTGCGTAAAGTGCGCGGCCAGGTAATATTGATTCGGGCCGAACTGTACGACGACGTAGTTGCCCCAGCTTTCCACGCTGCCCGGGTCGGTGGTATGCCCGTCCCAGGTATGCGCCACCACTACGGTGCCCGCCTGCGGGCTATAGGCAAGCCTATCATTGTGCACGGTATCAATGCCGCCATGATACCCGCCTCCGGGGTATGTAGGGTATCCGGCAGATTCAAAAATCGTGCTGCCGGTCGTAATGCTTTGCGGATAAACAGCCATAATATCACCTCATTCCATGAAAAATCCGTTGACCAAATGCTGCTTCACAGCCTCGGCTTCCTCGCGCGTACCGGCGATGGTAAGATCAGCGTCCACGCACTTGATATACCCCGGCAGGGTTCCAAGCTGCCGCACCTGGCACAGCGGTTTTCCGCGCCGCTCGTTGTCACCGTCGGCAAGCAGGTAGAACCGGGCCTGCAGATACGGCGCGGTTGAATATACAGCCACGGCCCCGCAAGTGCCCTTGTACTGCACCTCAGTCAGCGACGCTTGCGCCGCGTCGCCAACATTGTTGGCAACCGTTTCACCGACAGTCCCCAGTGTGTCAAGCGCTTCTCCGAAATCACCGGACAGTGCGCTTCCCACCGCGGAACCAATTTTGCCCACGCTATCCGCCAGCCCCTTGGCTGCGCCATACAAGCCCTGGATGCCGGTTTGCACCAACTGCCCGATGCTGTCCACTGTCTGGTAAGACAACTGGGCCAGCGATACCGGGACACCCACTTGCGCCGATCGCACCGCAATAATCTGCTGTGCCATGCCTCGCAGATTGTCGCCGGGGTCGTCGGTGGAAACATATAGATAGCCGCCCCCCGTATACATATCAATCAGGATTTTCACATAAATCTGCGTTGCGGTTCCGATTTTCGACCCGTCCAGCTCAATTTCCCCGAACGGCGGGAAATACAGGGTGTACCGGGAATACGGGGCAGACCGTGTAAAGATTCCGCGCTCGGCCTGCTGCGGATGGTCGGGCACCCGGAACGTGCGATAGATATATGCCATATCCATGCCCGATTGAATCGCGCCAAAATATCCACTAACAGGCAGTTTCCACCATCCCACGGCAAGCTGCGTTGAGGGGTCGGGGATGGGATGGGTTATCATGGGAAACCACATGCACGAAACGCAGTACTGGTACGGGTTGAAAAGGGCCTTGGTCAGATCACCGCTGATTTCCTCCGACGATATATTAAGGTAATCGGCGCTGGACAGAAGCTGCTCGCGGAAATCTGAAAATGCCGCGTTGCTCATGTACCAATAAGTGGCAGCACCAAAAGCGACGTAGCTGCCGTTGATCGTAGACAGAACGAAACCGCCCTCATTGATATCGTCAGTGTACGGGCTATTGGTATACACGCTCTCGACTTGTACGCCTGCTTTCGTGGGGTACAGTGTATCAACCAACGTTCCATCATAGGCTGCTGCGGCCCGACTCACATACTCACTCGCGGTGCGGATATTCTCGCGCCATGTAGCAAGCACATCTTCCACCAGCCGCGCCACCCAAAGCCCGTTTTCCCATACCCAGTCCCGGACGAAGTAGAACCGGGTAAAATCCCCGATGTACGCATAGTTCCACAAGGTAGGATTTCCAGCCCCGGACGGGAAGGACAGCTTGATACGGGGCGTCAGAACGCTGCAGGGGTCGAAAATCTGGCAAGCGTATGTGGTTCCACCCCCGCCAGGCTGCAAAGTGGAATTGCTGCGCTTCTCGAATTGATAAAATGTAATGTTGACAGAAGGCATTGTGTTGCACCTCTAATAAATGAACCCCGCCCGGCGAGTTGCAAGCACCGGGCGGGGCCGGCAAAAGGAGTAATGGCCTCGTGAATGTCTTATTTGGCGGCGGGGGCGGGTTCCTTCACGCTGGTGGATTTCAGCGATGCAGCCCGGGCCGCGGCAGGGGCCGTCACGTCGGCGGACGTCAGCAGGAACAGCACGGCATTTTCGGTAAAGTCGTTGAACCACCGCCAGCCGTAATGATACCAGAAGTTGACATACCGGCTGCGCGCATTGACGGGCGTTGCCAGCACCTGGGAGTCAATCGGGGTATAGCCGATCGCGTCATCATCGAACAGTACACCGACAATATTTGCCAAGCCGACATTGGTCGCCATGGCCTGCGCCGCACCGGCGGTCGTGGTGGTGATGGGCTTCACCTGCACGGTCTCGCGTTCGTCGGGCGTCTGCCAGTACGGAATGAGTTCCATGTCACGGTACTGCAGCATACCGGAATTGAAGGTATCCGCCAGCACACGCGCGCCGATCTGTCGCTGCAGCCGGCTGGACAGGTACAAGTGCTGTCGATCATACGGCGTGTGCCGCATGAAATTGTAGTTCGTGCCGGAAATCGCCCAGTTCTGGTGCCAGTTGATGGTGCGGGCGCGCAGCATATCCGACACGTCGTTGATTCGCGCAAATGCGAACCGGGCGAAGTCCGGGAAGTTGTCCGGCGCAAAAACGCTGGTGGCGGTCAGGGAAAGGCCGGTTTCGGCGTTGTACTCATCAAGCAGATAGATCACAGACGCCGGCGAAGTGCTTGGCGTGCCGGCCATGCGGTTGACCACCAGCATACGGGAAAGGTTCTCTCTGTCCTGCTCAATCTGGTTCGCCATGTGCGTTGCCATGCCGCCCCAGAATTCCGCAAGCTGGTCAGGCCCCTGGAACGCTGAATTCAACTGAATCAGACCCTGGGTGTACATCCGCGCATAGTTCGACTGGCCGTAGTAGTTGGTTTGAAGCACCTTGGGCCGCTCAACAATCCACGGATCTACGCTGTCCCCGCCGGCCTCGGTGCCCACAGTACCGTCATCCGGCAGGCTGTAGGTCGTGTCCTTGATGGGGTCGCTGTCGAAATAGTTGATTTTCCGCACATGATTGCCCCAAGCGCTCCCGTCCTTTTCAAGGCCCAGCATCTGCGCGCGGTAGGGGCGCACGGCGAAAATCGTCCGCGTGAAAACCTGGGAAATAGCGTTCAACAGATTGTCGTACCCGGTTCGCAAGGTGGCCTCAGCAACCGATACAAAAGACGATGTATCGACAATTTCGCTGGTCGGTTCCTGGCCGGTAGCGGCTTTGTTGATTTCAGCGAGTACCGCCGAAATATCCTGAAAAGTCATACCAACAGGCATTATATATCACCTCTCTATGTTATTTGTCTGCGGGCGGATAAAAGAACCCCGCCGCATTCTGCGTTGCGGTGCGCAACTGGTCGGCCTGCGTCGGCTGTCCCTGGTATCCGGTAAGTACCTGGGACGCCTGGACAGTATCGCGCAAGCCCTGCACGCTATCCAGCACCTCATGCAGCAGGCTTTCAAGCCCGGCAGGGTCGGCGGCCTGCGGTGCCGTGGCCGGGACGGGCTGCGGAGCGGGTGCCGGGACAGCCGGGACAGCCGGGACAGCCGGGACAGCCGGGACAGGCTGCGGCGCGGGTGCCGGTTCAGCCTGCGCGCCGTCCATCAGCCCGGCAAGCCGTTCGATTTCCGCATCAGACACGCCGGATTTTGCAAGCGCCAGAATTAGCTTCACATCCATTTTTATTTTACCCCCTGTAGCATAATCGGGTCGCCGTTAGAGGCGGCCATAATATCATAGATGGTTTTTGCATCCCCCTGTGAAACCGGGCCGACGCCCACATATTGCGTTTCTTTGGCGTCGTCGGCGTACTCGCTGTAATAGGCGTTTTGCAGCTCAAGCCCTACGGCCCGGGCGAAACACATATACGCGCCCGCATTGTTCAAGGGTGCCCGGGACAACACTACATATTGTGTCATGCGGCCTTGTCACCTCCATCGTCGAGCTGCTGGGTAAGCAGCTGCACAAGCTGTGCGGTCGTGGTCGTGTTTTCCCTGACGGCAGCCGTCACGCCGTTGATTGCGTCGGTGTTGGCTTTCAGCGTCGTATTGCACAGCCAAAACAGTGCAATGCAGGCGACGACGGGAAAGCCCAGGCTGCCGATAAGCTGTGAAATTGTAGCGATGTCCATATGGTTCACCCCCTATATAGTTTGAAAAAAGAGACCGGGCAACATGTTCACGCGGTGGCGCCGCATCACCCGACCCGTTCCCGGGCTGCCTTGTTTCAGGGTCACATGTTTCGGTCTCTACAATTTGTATTATACAATATGTAATGTGCGGTGTCAAGCCATGCCCAGCACGCTTCTGAAATATAATTCGCAAGTGTACGTTTCGAAATACACCTTCCCGGCCATGTAGGGGTCGAGCAGGTTGTAGCGCCGGCGCACGCGCTGAAAGTTGATTTCACCAGGTTCGTATACCGGGCACGCGCCGGATTTATGCATAGTAACGTACAGTTCCGGGCGCGTTTTATGCTGGTATACCTCGATTTCACCGGCCACCACAACCGGCTTATATTGTCGCAGGTCTTTAGAAGCTATGTTCCCGCGTTCGTCCCCGGAGAAGCTGGACAGCAGCGCCATGCGGGCGAATTCTGTGTTCTTGGTAAGCCGGTACAGCACAGTGTCTACCTTTTGGGCGGATACCGGCGAATCGCTGAAATTACAATAGTACAGATCGCGCGTTTTGAAACTGTGTCCGCCGGTCTGCTCCAACTTGTCAGCCTTCTCCACGATGCCCAGTTCCATCATAAGGGGGTTTGCGATGGTGTTCGAGTTGGCAAGGCAGATCACCTTCACGGGCGGCTTGCCTTGCAGTTCCCGGTTTGAGTTTACACTCTCATATAGGTTGAAAAAGGCGCTGCCTTCTTTGCGGAATCGCGGAACATGCGGTTCCGGGATGAATTCATCGTATAGAATCAATTCAATCTGCCGCGCCGACAGGCCGCGCACCTTGGCGAAGGTTTTCACGCACGCGCACAAACCCACCTGCGCACCGGCAATTTTCCAGTCGCCTTTTTCATCCAATTCGGCAGGGAACACGCCCCAGACGTGTTTATTCAGCCGGAACATTTTCCAGGGTTTCCACTCGGGGTCTGCCCGCTGCCTGTCCTCATTCGGGGCGCGGAACGGGTCGAGTTCCGGGTCTTGGATTGCCAGAAGTTCATCTTCTGTCCGGCGCAGGAACAGAAAGAAAAGAGGCTGCCTGTCCATAAGCTGCATCAGAGCGCCATAGGTTTTGCCTATCTGCCGCCCGCCTATGAGGATATTCCATGGGACACCGTTATCAAAAATCCGGGCCATGTCCACCCAGCCGTCTTTAGTATATCGCTTGCTTGCCATCAAACATCGCCCTCCATATAGATGCCCAGAAGTTTTGCGTACTCGGCAGTGATGCCTACTGTATAGGTATTGTCGCAGATGCACAGATTGCGCGTAACTTCTACAACCTGCCCGTCCGGCCCGATAATGGGCGGCACGTCCGGCGCGTCGTTGTACACGATTAACTTGCCGGCGGCCTCGGTGAACGTAAAGCCGGGCTTGAATGCATCAAAGCCCCCGCGCTTCCCGAGTTCCACACCGCCTATTTTCTTATTCACGCCTGCAATAGTAGTTGTAATGGTGCCGCCTTTTTCATACGTCGTTGCGTACTTTTTTGCGCCCCAGGTCATGAATTCGGCATAGGTTTTCTCCTGCTCATACACGCCCATATAGTGGCGTTTGCCTGCCGGGTCTTTTGCGAAACAACCGGAAAACTCTGCGCTTTCCTCCACTTCACGGTTATACTCGGTCAGATCACAGATGCCCAGATACTTTACACTATCGGTATCGCAGTATACGCACCCGGGGCCGGCTGCGTGCTGTGCGATCTTGAGACGCCGGCGCGTGTGCGCGGTCGTCCATACGCCCCATTGATACGGCAGAAACAAGTGGTCTTTGTTGGCCTCATAGGTCGCCTCGGGGTTTGGGTCGTCGTTGATAAAGTCTTGCCCGTCCCACTTCCACCCAGAGGGCAAGGGATCTTGGGCTGTCATGCCGTACACGCTGTTCAGCTTGTTTTTGCTTTTCATATAAAAATACTCTTGGCCCTCCACGCCTTTTAACTCGGTTTTCGCGGTGAAATAGTCCTTTACAACGTCCTGCAGTTTCCGGGGCAATTCGCCGTAACTGGCCTGCCAGAGGTCGAGAACTTTCAAGCCGTCGAAGTCATATTCCTGCATGATAATCTTAAGATCTATATCGGTGATTGTGATTTCAAGGTATGCTGCCGCAAGCAAGCGTCCGTTATCGTTCACATACTCGCACGCTGCACGGGTTTTTGCCAGGGGTATATACGGCATTCCCCATTTCATATCGCGCTGGCGCAGGCCCCAGATTGCAACCCGGGCCAACACGGCTTTCCGATATTTCAACGCTTTTTGCAAGTTTTCAACACTGGCTTCTTTCCGCTGAAAAGGCGACGTCGGGAACGAACATTCACATTGCACTGCTGGATATGCGCTGGACATGTCCACGGATTTAACATCATGCAGCAAAACCCCAACATAGTACCGGTTTGCATGCGTGTCACCGCCCCGGAACGCTTCACGCAGGGCCTTGTATGTCTCAAAATCGGGTAGCAACCGGCGTATATATTTAATCCCGTACTCATACATTGCTTTGCGTGCATCCCGGCGCACATATCCGGTGGAAGTGGCCGGGATGGTGTACAGGTCGTCACCGTCGTTCTGCATCTCGATCATCAGGGCCTCCACCAGGCCGCGCACATCGTTCACGCAGTAGTGCATTTCCTGATCGGTGAGGGGCGTCCACGGGTAACGGGTAACGCTGTAGTCCAGATCACCAACGGCCTTTGCGTGCGGAGCGTTCATTTTCGACGTGAATGCGGCCAGGCTCATATTTGTTTGCAGCATAGAGCAGCGCAGTTCAATTTTGCCCATATCGGCCTTTAGAACTTTGCGGGATTTTACGACAAAAACGTCGGTTTCCTCAAAGTTCCAGATGCCAGCCAAGTACTGGAATTCATGGCTCAAATTATGCACATAGCAGACAAGCCGCCAGTCGTCGCCGGTTTCCTTGTCAAGCGACCAGAGTACCGTTTCCACCTGCCTGGCAATGTCCAGGAATTCCGCCCAGTACCGCCCGTAGATCGTTACATCCAGGCCCAGTTGCATCTGCCATATGTACATGATGGTCTGGGGGTTGCCGTTGGTGTCGATGCAGACGCGGGAAGTTTCAATGTCGAACGCCGTTACAGCGGGGATATAGCGACGGCGACGGGTTTTACGTTTCCGGCCGCTGGTGTGCTTTTTCTCGCCGTCGGCGTATTTCAGCAGCCAGGCGGAAACGTCAAAAGCGGCTGCGGCCTCCAAATGCTCGGCGCAAACTGTCTGAATCGGAACCTCTTTCATACTCGTTGCGCCTCTTTTCTAACCAGAAATCGCGGTCATATGACCATTTGGAAAAATCTTCTGTAGACATATTAGTGCCTGCCGCCTCATAGTAGTAGGCCCGGGCCTCGTCGCTGCCGTACATTTCCAGCATTCCCTGGGCGCGCAAATAGGCCATCCAGTCATCAATGCTCATATAGGTACTTGCACTCTGTTCCTCGTCCATGCCGATCATACGCGCCCTGGCGCGGTTTGCAGTGTGCACACCTGAAACGGTAGATTCCGGGTTGCGGATGAAAAGGGCAAGGTCGGCCATGGCGCTCTCAAGCTGCGCGCGGCTGCCGTGCATGTCGCTGATGCGGGGGATGCCTTCAGGGAATATCTGCAGGACTTTGCTTTGCGCGCCTTCTGGGTCGGCGCGCAGGCGCTTGATGCGTTTTTGCGCGATGTCACGCAGGCGGGTGTATTCTTTGCGCAGATCACGAAGCGGCCAGTCGTGTAGCATGTACGGGGTGTATTTCTCGGGTTCGTAGCGCAGTGTGGCGCGGGCGGTTGCGTTGCCGGTTGCTGGCATGGTCTCACCTCCGTAATAAGTAACGGCCGGCCATCTGGCCGGCCGTGCAGGCGCTTGTATTACACCAGTTGCAGGCTCAAGACCTGCCCTTTGGCGGTGCTGGTCAGAACCGGCTTGATTTTCAGCGGTTCGGCCCAGGTTTCAGGGGTGCCGAACAGGGCGAAGATGCGTTTGAGGCTCTGGTAGACGCCGATGCTCACGCACTGGTAACTGTTGCCGTCTGCGGTGACAATGATAATCCGCGGGGCCAGTTCACCGGTTTTCAGCTCGGCAACCTCGATCGATACATGCGCCATGTCGAGAACCTCATTGACGTGCTCTTTCAGCTTCCCGGTCGGGTTCGAAACGGCGTTGTAGAAGTCCACCGCAGCTTTCCGCTCGGACGTGTTGTAGTCGGTATAGCTCATGCCGGTTTGCATCACTTCTGCGGCAAGCTGCACGGTGTTGGCGGTGGGGGTGGTCATTGCGGTGGTGTTGGTCTGTTCGGTCATGGTGATTTCTCCTTTCATTATAAGGCCTGTCTCATCAGTGCCGGAGAGGCCGGTTCCGGCAGACGGCCCGGTGGGCCGTTTCGACTTAATCCCAGTATGTATTGAGTACGATATCAACAAGTTCTTCAATCTCGCCGATTGCGTCCAGCGCGTATTTCTCACCATCTTTATAGGCCCTGGCCAGGGCTGAACAGCACTTTATATCAATCTTGCGAACGGCGTCCCGGATGTCCAGGCGTTCGCCCGGTTCCTCATACTCGGTTGCGTGGACTGTCCCGTCGGGGTGAATCTCGATCAGAAATTTACGCATTTCCATTTTTGGCCAACTCCTTGTATTTATCGATTATCAGTTGATTGTAACCACGGCCCAGATCGGACAGTTCTGCTATCGCCTGTTCATGCCATGCCTTTAGAATGGCACTGTCTCGCGTTCTCCGGCGTGAAGATAGATCGTTGACGCGGGCGCTTGCGGCCTCTATGGCTAGTTCGTAGATGCGCTCAAAGGTCATCGGGGAACACCCTTTCGGCAATATTCTTAAAGAACAGGCACATAACTTCCAGGGTGTCGGAGTAGCACTTGTCCTTAAGTTCATTGAAGATTGAAACTACTTCCTCCTCAAGAAGCTGTAGAAGTTTAGTAGCGGGGCCGGTGATAGTGACCTTTGCCTGACCATCATCCTGGATTTCAGTGGACATATAAAATTCAGATTTCATCGGGTGTTACTCCTTCCTTTAGTACATAGTATTGTCTGCGGCAGTATTGGGTGGATTCGTAACTTGGCAGGTCTACGGTGTAGCCGGTGCCGAAGCGGCCTTTGTAGGGAACTGCCGGTAGGCTGTCATAGTCGGCTTTACGGCTGATATAGCCTTTGGCGTAGGACGTGTGGTGCAGGTAGTAACGATCGTCGGTGAGAAGGGTGCCTAGGGTTGTATGGATGGGTTCCATGCGGTTCACTCCTTTCTATGTTAACTGGTACACCCTCCGGATGTAAGCTCGCCCCTGTTGATAATTCTTGAAATACACCGGTGGGTGCTGCTCGATGTCCAGAACCCATTGACCAGGTTTCGCCAGGGGGTATTTAATGCCGGTATACTTTGTTAATTCTGAAACACGGGCAAAGAAACCCAGTGTTCCATCGGAAAGTTCGATATAGTATATACCGCAATGTTCCATTTTAAGACTTTTTGCTTTCATTATGGCCAGCTCCTTTCTATGGTTATAGTATACACGGCAATTATGAACTAGATATGAACATACAGTTACAAAAGTGTAACAAATAAAGTGTCCACAAGCCGGA